GCCCACCATGCGATTCGGAATATCCGTTGCTGTGTGAGCCGCACGAAACAACTGCCAATGGAAAACGATTGGTAGTAGAAGACTCCGCTGCTTGTCAGAAAACCATCCAGACACCAGCTTCCCAGCAAGTCTTAAAGACTGATGGTGCAAGCAATCTGACTTGGACGAATGGAGCTAACAATACTGTCCTAGCTAAATCATCTACTGGGGTTGTGGAGTTTGCTACGATTAATAGCGTTCTTCAAGCAGCACCAGTTGATCTTGGTAGCCAACCACTGACTACTACTGGAACAATATCTGCTAGTTCAGTTTCTGGTGGAGCGATTACAGCAACTTCTGTCACAGCAACTGGCCCGGTAAGTGTAACATCACTTTCAGCATCTGGTGCAGCAACAATCGCAGGAGTTCCAAAACTAACTGGATTGTCAGTATATGCAAGTAACGCAGCAGCAGTATCTGGAGGTCTTGCAGTAAATAGCGTTTATAAAACAGCAACTGGTGAACTCCGTATTGTTGTATAATGCCAGCAGATGGATCAGTCTTTGATGGTTTCACAAGTATCGTAGCGCAAGACGCAGATACTCACCCATCGTATTTGCCTCCATCAATGGTGGCAGAGTCTGTTAATAGAACATTCCGAGGAGGAATTAACAGAACAAGGCCGAGCATCCGTAACATCCCAATCGTAGCTGGAGAAGGTCAAGATGAGATTATCGTTAACGATATTCAGAATGGTAGTTTCCAAGGTTCATATCCATATCGGGCAACGAACCTCAATACCAACGATGGGATTCTTCTATCGGTATCTGGGGTGATCTACTTTCTAAAGGTAGTAAACAACATTGCCTACGCTTATAAGTTAATCGAAGGTAATGACCCCGGCATGATGCACACATGGTTCGTGCAAGCCGAGGATCGGGTATACATACAAAACGGATACCAGAATGCGATTGCGTGGGATGGAGACTTGAGTGTACCAGCCTATAGACTGAACCCATACCTCAAGAAGATGCCGATTGGGACTATCATGGAATATGCTTTCGGGCGAGTATTCGTAACGGATAGGCTTAACCAAATCTACGCTTCAGATATTATCTACGGGAACGGATTCACCGATACCAAGAATACCGAGAACTTCACAGAGATCGGATACTGGGCAGAAGGTGGGGCGTTCTCCACTCCATCTATGATGGGGAATATCACAGGCATGAAAGTAATGCCACAGATTGGAACTAACCTCCGCGCCCAAGGTGCATTAGTCATCCTAACTGCTAACGGAGCATTCGCAATGGATGTCAGTATCCCAAGAGCGCAATGGGCTACAACCAATATGCAGACGATCAGCTTGCTTGGTCGGGGATGCGTTTCACCATACACAGCTTTAGCAAACTCTGAGCTTTGGTTCAGATCACACGATGGTTGGGCATTCTATTCCAATAGCCAATCTGAATTTGCCAGATACTTCTCGCTTCGTAAACTATCAAGAGAAGTGAACAAGTGGGTATCAAATGATACTCCTTGGTTAAAGCAGTTCGCTTCTACGATGTTCTTCGATAACTATCTGATCAGTACAGTAGCACCAGAAACCTATCGGGCGGCAGGGGTAGAAGGACTCAATAGGTATCATAGGGGAATGGTAGTGCTTGACCTAGATCAATCGTCTTCACCCTCACCTGACGCACAGCTTTCTTTTCGCTGGAATGGCATCTGGACGGGCTTTAGACCAACTCAACTGCTATCTGCATTGATTACTGGTCAGAAACGCGGATTCGGGTTCTCATTCGATAACGATAATAAGAATCGTTTGTATGAGTTCACTAACTCTACTGGAAGTGATTTCGGTGCTAATGGAACTAGACAGATCGAATCATTCTTTACATCTGGAAGATATGACTTCGCACAAAGCGGGGCATCGAATAAGTTCTTGAGGAAGCGAATCACTGGTGGAGAAATGTGGTTATCTGAAATCAAAGGAGAAGTCACAAGTAAAGCTGAGTTCAGACCAGACTCCTATCCATGCTGGAGTGAGCTTAAAGTTCCAACGACCTATGGGTGTGACCCATGTTCACCAGTTCTAAAAACACCATGCAATCCACGCAGGGGTGGAGACTCCTACAAGAGATACAAGTTTAACTCACCCGATCCGTCTGAATGTAATTACATTTCTGATATACCAGTTATTGAAGGAAGTGAATTTCAATTAAAGATTAACTTGACAGGAGCGGCAACAGTGGACAGAGTAAGAATAATGGCAAACATTAAGAATTTGGAAGACTCTCCGATTGGTGACTGCCCAGAAAACGATCAAGAGTGTCCAGACATTAACTGCTGCCCAGAAAGATATTACGACTACTCAATCAATGGATAATCAAGATTCCAGTCCAGCCTTAACATTCCCGAATGTTCCAATTGATTTCTGCCCTACAGGAAACTGGTCAGAAATCTTGCAAGAATTTATTGACGTTGTTCTAGTCAACGGAACGATCAACGTACCCGGATTAGGTGATGTAACACCAGAACAGATTGCTCAGATCGAAGAAGATTTGGCTGACCAACAGAATCAGATTGACGCTCTTGAATTGTCATTTACAACCGCAAACACAGCAATTGATGCTCGTCTTGATGTTCTTGAAGCTAACCCAGTAGTTAAAGTAAGATACGGAACTATTACTAGCGTTGTTACTGGTGATTCAGTTAGAACTGTAACATTCGCAGCACTTCCTTCTACATCGTATGGAGTATCTATAACTCCTATCTGCGATGCAACAATTGGAGTATCGGCTACACCATTGTTCGCTTTGGTTGCTGCTGGACAAACAACTACAGGATTCTCTATCCGTATTGAAAATAACATTTCTCAAATAACAAGTGTAGACTGGATGGCGGTTCACACTTCGTAAGTAAATAGCCATAAAGAAAACAAATACTATGACACCACTAAAAGGAACAGACCCTCGCCTCGTCTCTGGCGGCTCACCAACTCGCGGTAAGATCGGCGAAGGTATGGGTAATAATAACCCGCCTAACACTGGCAAGAACCCATACTCCAGCGCGCCTATGCCAAAATCTGGCAAGCCCGTTGGCGGAAAATAATTATCGGTAACGATAAAAATGGTATCTGTAAACGATAGCTGTTGCTCATCTTCTGTGGTTCGCACGTTAAAACGCGGCGACACCAGAGAAGATGGCTATCGTTTTAGTAAATTTTTCAGAAAGAAAACCAAATCTGGTGAAGTTAAAATTTATGAGAAATGGTTATCTCCCGCTGCTTGGAAAAAAGAAATAGATAGTATAAGCGTTCTTTCTCGCCAATATAGATTGAGAAATAAAAATAACCCAGAATATAAAGCAAGAAAGAAAGCTAATGATTCCAAGTCAAGAAATAAAGAAGCAGCAAAAATTAAACAAGCAGAGTATTTCAAAAACTATTATAAAAACCCAGAAAAAATAGAGAATAGGAAAAGGTATAAACGCAATTATCTTGATAGAAATAAAAATTATCTAAATAGATTAAAACATAATATTGGAACTCTAATAAGAATATCTATTAAAACAAAAGGTTTTGGTAAAGATACAAAAACAAGCGATATACTTGGATGTTCTTGGAATTTTTTTAAATCATATATTGAATGTAGATTTCAAGAAAAACAAGGGTGGCATAACAGAGAATTGTGGGATATTGACCATATAAAACCTATTAAGTCAGCAAAAACAAAAAAAGAAGTAATTGCATTAAATCATTACTCTAATCTTCGGCCTCTTTGGAGGAAAGAGAATAGGGCTAAATGGTATAATCCACTTGAAGAACAATTAAACTTAATCTAAAATGGGCGATACATTACAAGAAATGGTTGAGTTAGTTAAGGGGTTTTGCGGAGACTCTGGAGTTTGCTCGTATGATCGTGCGGTTAAATATGTAAACCAAGCGCGTAGATTGATTTGGAATAAGAGAGCATGGAGTAGCCAAGAAGAGTACGTCCAGATTTGTTGCGTTAACGACTGCTTCACACTGCCCAACCGCTATGAGCAAATCAAGCTCGCGTGGGTAGGGAATGATGCAGTATCGTTAGCTGACGAATGGTTCAATGCAACTAACGCATTTGCGCTGAATGCTGACCAATCCTGCCATCGTTTGATTACGGAGGTAGGAGGCAAGCACGTTCTCTTCAGAGACTACACCACCCACTTCTATCGTTTAGGTGTGATGTTAGAAAGCGCAGAAGACATCGGCGTGACTCTGACATTTGAAGTACAAGACCAGTACGACACCTATCATACGATCAAGGTAACTGGAGTTAATCCTCCAGACCTAGCCCAATCTGATCTATTGATCAAAGGAGTTAGATCAGTATCTAAACCAGCAACCAAAGGAAGAGTAAGAATCTATGCGTACGATACCTCGCTGGAAGCAAAAACACTAATCTCTGTCTACCAACCTAATGATGTTAACCCATCATTCCGTAGATTCAAAGCACCAAGAACGTGCGAGTGTATCACTCTGTATGCTTCTAAGAGATACTTTGATCTGGTAGATGAACAAGAGCTAGTTGAGTTCATCCCAGATGCAATGATCTACGCTATCCTTGCTCTGAACTCCAGAGACAACAGGAAAGCGCAAGAGTTCTTGATGAACCTAGACCTTGCTATCAAAGAGCAAGAAAAGGAAATGGAAGGTGAAGAGATACCAACTGCCGCTCCGATTCGCTTTGCTAACTATAGCAGAGCAGAGAACCTAATCGGTTCTGATCTACTTTCTCCATCAGCTAACGACTACTTCTTGTATAGATGACACTAGAAACTACAGAGAATATCGCTGGTAAATTTGTTGGTAACTATAAAGACCCAACAGAGTTCGTTGCATACCAAGACCCGCATGATGAACTGAATAAAATAGAGGCATGGTTAATCGAGCAACCACAAGTTGATTGTCCTCTTAAACATTCGTTCACCCCTAATATGTATATTAGGGAAATCTTCATGCCAGCAGGGTCACTTGTAACTAGCGCACTACACCTTACGACTCATCCATTCTTTATTCTAAAAGGAGATGTTAGCGTTTGGTATTACGATTGTCCTATTGAACGATACAAAGCCCCATACTCTGGAGTAACTAAAGCAGGAACCAGAAGACTTTTATACAACCATGAAGATACTATCTGGGTTGCGTGTTATGCTACGCAGTTGACAGATATAGAAGAACTCACTAAATCTCTTGTATGTACAGATATGAATCCATATGTTAATGCAAATGATCCAAGAATGCCATTGTGGGATCAAAATAAAATAAAGGAATTGCAATGAAATCATGTCATTATCATCCAGAAGAATTACTATACAATAAACATCCCCAAAAATTTAATGTTTGGGCTGCTGTAGCAGTTGGAACTGGGGCAGTAATTGCTGCTGGAGTAAGCGCATATTCTGCTAGTGAAGCTAACAAGACGGCTAAACAAGGGCAAAAAGACTTAAAAAAACAGACAGCCAAAACGCAAGACTTAGCTGAAAGATTGCCATATGAAACTGGCGCAGTTCTACGTTCAAATATTCCTGAGTACAATCAAGCTGCTGGTGAGTTAACCGCAGGGACGTTGAAAGCATTAGAGCAATGGCAACCCGGAGCAGAGCAACAACGGCAACAGATCAGCCAATCTATATCTTCATTACTGGGAGGAAAGTTAACTCCAGACATGATGCAGAATATAGCAGAGATAGGTGGTGCTGGGTTTAATCCATTCACAGCAGGACGTGCTGGAGGATTCCAAACTGCACAAGCGTTGTACCCTAAAGGATCACTGGCTGCACTAAAAGAAGGCTTTGGAATGTTCCAATCTATGATGGGACTAGCACCAGCGTTTTTAACTACTTCAGCCCAAGCTGGGTCAATGGCAACTAACCTTGGAGGATTGACCGCAGCAGGAATAGGAGGATCATATCAAGCTGGAGCAAATCAGATCGTAGGAAATATCGCATTAGCTAACCAACAAAACCAAGCGAACATGGGAGCAGCAAGCTCAATTGGTGGTGCTGTACAAGGTCTAGGAAGCGCATATCAACAATACACAACACCAAATGCTACTGGAGGATTTGGATCGGGTTTCCAAGCAGGAGTAGCCGCACCATATTCGGCAGGGTCTACTTATAATGCAGGAACGGGATATGTGCCACAAGCGCAAGCAACAGGAAGGACTTATAATCCAACCACACAAGTCTATTCTACAAAATAAATATTATGGCTATCATACCAGCAATGAGCGCAGCAGATTTCGGCACTGGCGGAACCGCTGTAATGAACTATGGGATGCAAATAGGAAAAGACCTAGCTGCATATGGAGAGAAGATCGGTCTTCAGATTAAAGATAACCGAGACAAGCAACAGGCTATGGGGTCACTGCCAGCCTTACAAGAGGCTATGCAATCATTCCAAGCTGGACAGAGTGGCGCAGGGTATTCATCAATTATAAATCTAGCAGCACAAGACCCATCTAACCCATATGTTCAAAACCTAGTAAAACTAGGAATGATGGGAGGCACGGCCATTGATGAAAATAGATACAGAATGAGGATGGCTGAAGCTGCAACTGCTAGGGCATCTGGAACTGCTACAGAATTTACACCTGATATTGACCCACAAGAAGCAGCTAGGCGTGTACTATTAGGTGATAACGCACGACCAAGAGATACACAAAGAGAAGAAACTATAACTATTGATGGGGAAAATGGGACATCAACTGTAGACTTTTCCAAGCCGCCAACTGAGATTCCAAATAATGCTGCCGCTATAGATGCGGCTAATGCGAACAACCTACCGACAGACCAAGGCCAACGACTAGAGACTCCCGCTTCACCCCAAAAATTACCAGATATAAAACCATTTTTGGAAACAGCTAAAAGTCCAGCATTTATTGCAGCACTAAAATCAGCATCTAAATCAAAGCCATCACAAGAAAAATTATCTGAATATGGAAAGTATGTTGAACAATATAATCAACAACCAGAGGAACAAAAGGAAGCAATAAAGACAGGGCTTTCTATTGTATTCCCATCTTATAAAGATTACGAAAAAGGAAGTAAAAACATAAGTCCAAACTTTATTCCTCTTAGCAAGGAGCAAACAGATGTTATTGGTGATAATATAACTGGATTAGTACTTTCTCCTTCAGTGGAGGCAAAAGGCACATCTATATCAAGTGGAGAGAGCAAAAGTGGTGGAAGGCAATCTCAGTCAGTAACATTCGGCACAGATAAGGAAGCACTTGAAAAATACCAAGCGAATTTTACTGGCGCAGCATCTGAACTAAGTGAAGGTGAGATCGGTAAATTCTTGAAAAAGAATGGTGGTGTATTTAATACTACATATTCCGCTGCTCCAAGAAAAGAAATTATTATAGAAGATGAAGACCCGACAAAAATTCCTGAGAAAGTTGTTTTGTATAATAAAAACAGTGATCTAAATGACCCAAGGACAGAGAAAATAGAACTTACAAAAGCCCAATTACTAGCATATAGGATTATCAAAGATTCCCCAGCAGAAATGCAACGACTACGATCACGCAATAGTGAGTCTTCATATGTAAGGATTGCTGCTGCTGGGCCAACTAAAGAAACATCAAAAGGATTGCCAGCAATAAGAACTGGACAACGTAAGCCAATTAATACTATATTTGGACAATGATCTTCACGGCAGACAAGCTAAAAGAAGCTAGGGATGCTGGATATTCTGATGATGAAATATTTAGTTTTGCAAGTCAATCAGACACAAAATTTAATGATGCTAAATCAGAAGGCTATTCACTTGATGAAATAGCATCTTACTTTTCCACACAACAACCAGAGCCAATGATTGATAGGGTTAATAAAACCCTAGAAGGAGTGGCGTTTGACTTGGAAGATACCATTGGTATTATTGGAAGGATACCAGAAGCATTAGCCACACAACTACCAGCAGGATACCAAAGGCTAGTCTCTGGCACTGCTATTCCTAAAAAAAATGAAGCCATTGAAGCTGATCTAGCATTCCAAGCACGGAACCAAAAAGAACTAGAAGATCGTAAAGCTAGCGGTGAACTAGGGCCAATGGCAAGCGCAACCATGCAGATGCTTCCTTCTATTGGAACAAGTCTATATTCAATGGGTGCTGGTATTGCTGGCGGTGCAGTAGGTTTAGCTCGCGGTTTAGGAAATCCAATTACTGCTGCTGCTGACGCTGGTGTAGCATCTGGAGTAGTGTCATACAGAATGCAGGGTGCAGACTATTTGTATCGAGCATTCAAACAACTTGAAGAAAACAAAGGTAGTTCTCTTACCGATCAAGAAAAAACAGATGCTTACAAAGTTCTTCTTCCGCTATCACAAGAAAGCGCATTATGGGAAGCTGGCCCAGAAGCAGTAGGTAATGCTGTATCACTTGGCGTAGGTAAGTTTGTATTCGGTTTCGGAAAACAAGCTGCTACCCAAATTGCTAGGGAATCTGCCCAAGCTGTAGAGAAAACATTAGCTCGTAAGATAGCTGAGAAATCTGCGGCAGTTGTCGGTGGTTCTGCAACAGAAGTAGGCACAGAGACTATCACTGCTATTGGTCAGTACGCTCCAGAGATGGCAGCGAAGCAATACGCCGAAACGGGAACGACAAAGGGTGCGCCAACGGAATATCCGGGTGGCATCATGCAAGCAGCTAAAGATGTAGCTCCTGCTACTCTAGCTACTCAAGCGTTGTTTATGGGTGCTGGTGGGGCTGTTAAGTTGGCTGGACTTCCATTTGAGGCAAAGCCTAAGACACCAGTTCAAATCGCTACAGACAACATCGACCTCAGAGCTAACAAAGAAGCGACCAATCTTGCTATTGATCCGACTGATGAGGCGGGTAAGGGATTATCGGAAACGATAAACTCAATCCAAAGCAACTTGGTTAACAAGAAAGAAGTTTACTCTGTACTAGAAGCAACTGACCCAGCCGCGCAGACTCTCAAACTAGAAATCCAAGAGGACGAGAATCGTTTGATTCTCATGCAAGCGGAGTTGAATAAACGTGCTGGGGTAGAGATAACCGAAGCAGAGAAGCAACAGATTGAGTTAGCCAAAGCGATTGCTGCACCCGCTGCACAAGCTACACCCGAAGTTGCCGCTCCACCCGCAGAAGCTATTACACCTGCCGCTGAAGTTGCACCTACCACTCCCGTTGCCGAGGTTGCTCCACCTACCGAACCAACTATTAAGGAATCCTTACCAGTTGCCCAAGAAGTTCCCGCTATCACGCCTACTCCTGTAGCCGAGACTCCTGCTGTAACAGAAGCACCCGCCGCAGAGGTTGCGCCTATCGAGCGTGACATGACTAAGCCAGAGCAGATGACCCCTAAAGAATGGAAAGAATCTCGCAAGAAAGCAGAGGGCAATATTTTTTCTGGAGCAGTAGCTGAGTATCAACAAAAAGGCGTGATAAACAATGCTATCAAGCAACTTGATCCAGTTTCTGTAACGTCTGTAGATGAATACGGAATAAAGCCGCCTAAAGGTTACGTTAAGCAAGGCGACTTGTATGTATATCAAAAGGCAACTCCTGCTGTTGCAGAACCTAAAAAAGCGCGATTTGATTCCGAGTATGTAAAAAGTGTTCGTCCAATTGTTTCAGCTATGCTGGATCAAACAAATTCAAGCGAAGTCATAACAAAAGCGGCAGGCAGAAAACTTTCAAAAGAACAAGAAATTGATGTAGTTGTTGAATGGACGCGGAGACTACAGGAGCAAGGAGAGCTTGCTTTGCCATCTGATTTCAATATGCTGGAAATGGATCAAGCCTATATGCTTGAACCCGCCTTGAGTAACTTGGGTTTATTGAAAAAGCCTAAAGGTAAAGCAAAACCAAAACTTGGTGAGAAGGGCGGCGTTCTAATCCCGTCAAGAGAAGACTTCATCCAAGCAGGACAGAACATCTATGAAGCAGGGATAGAGTTTGGCACTTGGGCCAAGCAGATGATCCAGCAATTCGGTGATGTGGTCAGAGAGTTCCTTGGTGATGTATGGCAAGCGGTGAGTGGTGCGCCAGCTAAACTAAATGAACTGATGGGTTACTTGCCCGGTAAAGGCGAGGCTGGAGCGGTCAATATCGGACAAAGCGAACAAGCCCCAATAGAACCAGAAGCAGAGACAATAACCGAAGCAATGGCTCAAGGTCTGGATATTGGCAAAGAAGATAATATGCCAATCAACAATAAGATTGAGAGTCATATTAAGAACTTCGCTGTTGTCCGTGGGTTCTTTGAGTCTGCTAGTGACAGGTTGCGTAGAGCAGGGTTTAAAAAACTAGCTACAGCTATTGATGATTACTACGACCAAGCTCAACGCCGACTTGGATTCGCTAACAAGATT